ATGATGCTGTGGTGCTTCATGCTGGGAGGGTTGATCCGCCGGAGGATTTGAAAGCGGCTGGCCTGCAACTTTGGGAGCGTGTGTTCGGTGAGGGTGAGATTTGGATTTCACCTCGGCTGGATGTGGATTTGTTGGAGCGGACGTGTCGGGCATTGGACCGGCTAGTGGTGCTCGATAGTTTGTTCGACTCTGACCCGGCTAATCGGCAAACTGTGATGTCTATTAATGAGACGGAGAAGGTGTTGGCTAGCAATCTTGGTTTGTTGGGGTTTACTCCTTCGGATCGTGCGCGGCTTGGTTTGGCTGAGATTAAGCGGCAGTCGAAGTTGGATGAGTTGCGGGCGCGGGCTGCGGAACTGTGAGTTGGCCTCCAGCATGGCTAACCCACGATGTCGAAAAGAATTCCGGGTTAGCGCAAGTAGCAATCGACTTTGTTGAGGTGATGGGTGTCATCACTAAGGATTCGGTTTCGGGTAAGGCGAAGTCTCGTCTTGTGTTGCGTCCTTGGCAACGTGATTTGGTTCGTAATATCTATGCCACGAACGATGAGGGTGGATTCGTTCGACGTGTGGCGCTCGCAGGTCTACCGCGTAAGAACGGCAAATCCGCATTGGCTTCGCATTTGGCGGTGTTCGACCTCGTATTCGGCCCGGAGGGTGGGGAGACCTATTCGGTAGCGGCGACCCGTGACCAGGCGCGAATCGTGTTCGGTGAGGCGAAAAAGATTATTGAGTGGAATGAGGATTTGTCGAAGATTGCGAAACTGTATCGGGACGCTATCGAGATTCCAGAGACGGGTTCTGTGTATCGGGTGCTCAGTGCGGAGGCTGGTAGTTCGGAGGGTTTGAACTCTAGCGCGGTCTGGTTTGACGAACTCCATGCGCAGCCGAATCGAAAGATGTGGGATGTGATGTCTCTGTCGATGGCGGCCCGTGGTGACCGGTCACATATGGTGGCTATTACGACGGCGGGGGTGAAGACGGATTCGACTGGTCGTGATTCTGTTTGTTTCGACTTGTACAACTATGGCAAAATGGTTGCCCGTGGTGAGGTCGATGATCCGGCGTTCTGGATGGCGTGGTGGGAGGCCCCGGAGGAAATGGACCACCGGGACCCTGAGACGTGGAAGTTGGCAAACCCTGGTTTCGGTGACTTGAACGATGTGGACGATTTCGAGGCCGCGGTAAGACGCACACCGGAGGCTGAGTTCCGAACTAAGCGCACAAACTTCTGGGCCTCATCCAACACGGCATGGTTACCGGCGGGAACGTGGGAGGACTGCGCGGCTGATATCACGCTATCCCCGGACGACGAAATCATCCTCGGATTCGATGGGTCATTCTCTGGGGACGCTTCGGTGATTGTTGCGGCGACTATTCCGAAAGAAGATGAGCCGCTCCGGGTTTCCCTTGTGAAGGCGTGGGAGAAGGACCCGAACTTGCATGACGATAATTGGCGTGTGGACATTGCGGAAGTTGAGCAAGCAATTCTTGATTTCTGTCAAGCACACCCGAAGGTGCGTGAGGTGGCGTGTGACCCGTTCCGCTGGCAAAGGTCCATGGAGGTCCTAGCGGATAAGGGTGTGCCGATTGTGGAGTGGCCTTCTACTAGCGCGAAACGTATGGTCCCAGCCTGTGCGAAGTTCTATGACGCGGTGGTGGAGAAACGGCTGGAACATGACGGCGACGGCTTATTGGCCCGCCACATTGGGAATGCGGTAACCAAAATAGACAATCTGGGCGTCCGTATTGTGAAGGATCAGCGGAACAGTCCTCGCAAAATTGACGCGGCGGTGGCAGCGGTGATTGCAGTTGACCGGGCGCTAACGGGTAGAATCGAACCGGTAGTGCCACAATTTTTCGTCTAGGGGTTTAATGTCTACGATTATTCAGGTGGCCGGGGCTGGCCTTATCGTGACCGGCGTGGCGCTTCTTAGTATTCCGGTGGCACTTATGACTGCCGGTGTTCTCGCTGTTCTATTTGGATTGGCTATGGCCCGCTAATGCTCGAAAACCTTTTCCAGTCTCGCGCTATTTCCTACCAGACACTATTCGCGTCCGGTGATGACATTGCGGTGGGCAACCTGTCCTCCACGAACATCAATGAGCAAACCGCCATGACGGTTAACGCTGTGTTCTCTGCGGTGAGTCTTATTGCGGACACGATGAGCACTTTGCCGGTGGATGCGTTCGTGCGCCGTGAGGGTGCCCGGTTCCCGTATCGGCCCCGCCCGGAATGGGTTGGAAAACCGGATGTGGATTTGCCCCGTGAGGCGTTCTACTCGCAGGTCATCACTTCTCTGCTGTTGGACGGTAACGCCTTCATTCGGGTGTTCTCGAATAACCGTGGCGAAGTGGTAAACCTTATGACGTTGAACCCGCAGAAAGTCGAAATTGACCGCGCCGGTAACGGGCGACTCCGGTTCATTGTGGAGGGTGAGGATCGCCCACTGTCTTCAGACGAAATCATTTTCATTCCCGATGTGCTACGCCCTGGGAAGGTGCGCGGTGTGAACCGTGTCAAGGCCCTGCGTGAATCGCTTGGACTTGCTAAGGCTTTGGAATCGTTCTCTGCCACGTTCTTTGGTCAGGGCACGAACATGAACGGTGTCATTGAATACCCCGGAGATTTGACCGCTGAGCAGGCCGCCCAACTCACTGAGTCATTCAGCGCGAACCATAAGGGATGGCGTAAAGGCCACAAGACCGGCGTTCTAACCGGTGGCGCACAGTTCAAGCCGGTTCAGGTTGACCCGGAAAAAGCGCAGGCTATCGAGGCCCGCAGGTTCGCCGTGGAGGACGTCGCCCGCGCATTCAACGTCCCACCACACCTCCTAGGACTCCCCGGGACAAACTCTTATGCCTCGGTGGAGCAAACGAACTTGGCCTGGATTACTCACGGCCTGCGGCCCATTGTGCAGAAAATTGAGGGCGCACTCTCCCCACTACTTGACCGCCTCCCCGGTGGCGAAAACGCCTTCATTCGGTTCAACCTTGACGGCCTACTGCGTGCGGACTTGCAATCCCGGATGAGCGCTTATTCGACGGGTATCCAGGCGGGGTTCTTGGCGATTAACGATGTGCGACGCCTTGAGGACCTCACACCGATTCAGGATGATGCGGCCTCCAGCGTTCGTGTCCCGTTGGCGAATGTTGCTATTGATGAGTCTCATGTTAAGGCACAGTCCGAGCGGGTCCGTATGGCTCAAGCACTTGTGCAGGTTGGATACTCACCGGCGGAGGTGTTGGCTGCGCTTGATCTGCCGGAGATTGCTCATACTGGTTTGCCATCGGTGCAGTTGCAGGGTGTTGCTCAGGTGGACCCGGAGGACCCAGATTCTGCCTATAAGGATGAGGTGAACGGATGAGTGTTTACACTGACCGCGTGACATTGGGCACTGCTGCGACTCTGATTGTGCCTGCATTCCACAATGCGCAGGAAGTGCATTTGCACAACATGACGAAATCGTCTAATGAATATATTTTTGTGGGCAGTTCTGCCGTGGGCACTGGGAATGCTATACACATTGATCCAGGAGATGACTTGAGTTTCTATCTCCCAGCGGGTGATTCGATTTATGCAGTGAGCGACCCTTCAGGGTTGGATGTTGGCGTTCTGGTTTTGAGGAAATAATGCCTTATTTCATTGAGGAAGGTAACGAGGCTTGCATGGTTGGCGAATGGGCCACCGTGAAAGATGACGGCGAAGTGATGGGGTGTCACGCCACGAAACAGGGCGCTATCGATCAAGGTGTAGCCATTGCACTGTCTGAAGACTCTACGTTCGAGGGTGAGCGGGCTATTCGCGCCGAACCCGACGAACTGGAAATTGGCGACTTCGTACGTTGGGAATCATCGGGTGGTGCCGCTCAGGGCCGCGTTGAACGTATTGAGCGGGATGGCGAAATCGATGTCCCCGATTCTGAGTTCACGATTCAGGGCTCAGAGGATGACCCGGCAGCGCTTATCCGGATTTGGCGTCCGGAGGAAGAAGACGGCGAAATCTATTGGGAGCCCACAGAGGTTCTCGTTGCGCACCGGTTCTCTACCTTGACGAAAATTGACCCACTGCCGATGGAAGATTCCGACGAAATGCGACAGGTCAACCTGGAGCCCCCGGCTTACATGCGTGCGAGTGCCCGTAGGGGCCTTGAGTGGCACCGTGAGGGCCTATCAGGGGATGGCCTAGTAGATAGGACTGTTCGTGAGGCTGTGGCCCTCAGTGAGGGAAATGTGACTGCGGACAAATGGGTTCGCCTAGCCGCGTGGATTTCGCGACACCTTGACGACTTGAATGCGCCAGCCGCCGACCCCGATCACCCGGACTACCCTTCACCGGGTGTTGTAGCAA